CTAAGATCTATCGGATAACATGTAAGGCCAATCTCCTGCAGGACCTTATGTCCATATTCAGTTATGCCCCATCCGCCTTCTTCTTTGTCTCTGGGATTGTTCCAAAAGACATTCATAAAACTCGCTACAGTTTTTGGCTTGACAGAAATCTGGTTATAGATATTTTCTGTAAAGTTATACTTAGGACTGAGGTTTGATTTCTTCACCGGTGGTTAATTTGAATACTGAAAAATCTGTACAGTTAAACATCTTGTTGAGTTTTTCTGCAAGATTGAATGCATGGCCACTATTTGAAAAGCTGACCTTTTTGTATTTTGGTCCTAGCTGATGTGCGATCAAACTAGTGGTTTTTAGATTAACAGGACGTGACTTATAAAATACTGCCCAGATGGCATCGGCTTCCAAAACCTGTTCTGTTTTGTAATTTTTCTTGTTTGTAATTTCTAATAATACTTTAGGCTTAGGGCGGCTCATAATAAGTGCGTCTCCAAATATACGCACTTATTTATTATAGTTGTAGTTAAAACCCGCCGCCGTCCATTTGGACCTGTACTACTTCTTCCTGGGGAGTTTGATTTTGGAGTTGATTTAGAATAGCGTCTAATTCACCACTCAAACGTGTCATTATAATACTTAGACTAGTAGCAAGTTGCTCTGCTTCATCTATAGGCAAATTGACCACTTTTTGATGCGATTTTGAAGCGATTCTGACCTTGTTTAGGTAGTTTTCTACTGGAATTGTGTTTAAAGGTTGCATATTACTTGTTCATAGCCGTTAGCACAGTCTTCATTTCGATTTCTGTTTTAAAAGGACCTCTGTGATCATAACGTTCTAGTGTGATTAATTTTGGACAAAAACTCTTTACCCAGCCCTTTCTAAACTTGATTACATAGTAACCAGCACAATATTGGCTCTTTGATTTGTCGCTTTTTGAGTAAATCGGTAGCTTTTTACGAACATCATATACTGGATTAAATGGTTTGCTTGAGCAAGGGAATTCATAAATCGAGTGGTCTTTGCTAACAGTATTGTCCTGTACAGCTTTTTTAGATCTCTCTTTTTTAAGTTGTTCTTCGTTGATTGTAATACCAAACAGAGTTTTAAAAACTGCTAGATCTGTAATATCAACTTTCTGCCCTTTACGCATAAAGGAGTAACCTTTTTTCTCCTTGCTTAAAGTGCCTAATTTTTCACCCTCTGCTTCTACTATCCAAAACTTACCGTCTATAACTGGTTTAGCTTGTGCTTCTGTCATAATTTCCTCGTGTCTGCAATAAATGTGTTTGTGTTCGCAAGTATATTTAAACCTGCACGTATCTTGCCGCAAATGGGTCTGCATAACTTTCTATCTGCTCTGTAACTTTTATCAAATCATAAGTACTTGCAAATTTAATTAGTCGAATTCCAACCTGTGGTAAATTTTTCTGTTTACTAATTTCTGCCGCAATAGCTTCTGCAATGATGATTTTAATTTCATCGGGCTGTGCTGTAAGATCGCATAATTTTACATTGCGATGATAGTCATCTAGAACTCTGTGTTCTACGCCCTCATGATCAACCCACTTCTGAAGCATTAGATTATTCCAATTATATCCTTTTGAGTTTCTGTCTGCAAACGCTTCTCTAAGGCCCACTTTGTTCTTAGTGCCTTTCTCTCGGACTCCGGGATAAGCAGAAAAGATGTTGTCGGACGTGTCTCCACGCATACACTTTTCGAATAAGAGCCATTCGGGCTCTGGAGGAGCCTTGGGAGCTCCTGTTTTCTTGTCAATAACAGATTTGCCTTTTTCATCAAAGTACCCTTCGTGAGTTGTTGTAATACCTGATACACCATTGTACTGTCGTACATTGGGTGCAATTAACTGTGCAAAATCACCGTCTGTTGAAATAATAACGTGATCGTCATTTGGATGTGCTTGAATGAAACCTGCAATTAAATCGTCGGCTTCTAGCTGTGAATGCTGTAGTACTGTACAATTTGTCTTTTCATTGATAAAGGTTTTAAAATCATCAAATGTTTCCCAGAATACTTTATCTTCTTCTGCGTCACGTGGACTCAATGCATCGCGGGCCACTTGTCTGTTACGCTTATATGGCTCGTAATGATCCTTACGCCAGCTTCGACCTTCTAGGCAGAATATGACATGACTTCCGTTAAAGTCTTTCCATGCTTTACGAACAGAGTTTAACAACACGTGCAAGCTCATTCCGACCTTTTCGGATATGTCTCCACGCACAACATGTCTTGCACGGAAAAATGTATTTGCCGTATCTACCAAAATATAAGTCATTAACTAATTTCCGATCTACCGTTTCCGATGCTTGTTACGTTTATAAAACCAGCACCTCTACGGTCCATGGTTACTTGTTCTTCCATTGCAACGTCTCTACATAGATCTTTAAACCATGCATCGACTATTGCTTCTTCGCTGTCTCCGCGATAACCAGCTTCTCTTAATTGTATAATAAAAAACTCATTCCAGTCAAGTTCAAAAAAGCCATTTCTAATATTCTCTTTATTAACGTGTGTGGTTAATACAGAAACATATGGTTCTTGTTTTGCTGTAGCGGCCTCTTTTGGATCGAGCGGTTCTGGCTTTACTCTATAGTTCTTTGCTTCTTGTTTGGTAGCTCTTTTGCTTTTAAAAGATTTCCAAGCATTTATTAAATTTTTAATTGTTATCATTTCAGTTCCTCGTGTCGCACACATGTATAATTAGTTGTTAAAACCCAACGTTCTTGTTCACTCTGATTTGGTTGTGTTCTATGATGTAACCATCCAAAGAAAAATAGCACATCACCGGTTACTGCGGGAACAGCAGAGTATTCTTGAACATCGTAATCTTTGGCTTTTTTATGTATGCTGTGCATTTCAAATAAAGGATCTCGAAATTCGATAAATCCTCCATTATCTGGCATTTGTATATATGCCGCGATGCTTAACACACTCATTCCGTGACTATGTGTTTTAGTCAACCCGCCCTTGCCGTGAACATTTACCCAACAGTTAGAAACCCAATAAGGAATATTTTCTGCTAGATGCATTTTTTCTAACAGTATTTCTCCTACCTTTTTCTGTTGCCACGCATAAAAATCTTTGAACGCAGGATGTCTAACCGGAGACATTTCTTGATTAGTTACAGAACTACGAGCATCTCCATCCTCTAGCCATATATGGCCATTGTCAACTGCTCCGTTCAATATGTCACGTGCGGCTTCTACATGCTCGGGACCAAAACCATCGTAGTGTTCTTTAAAAATAACAGTAGGCCAAGGATTTACTGTTTCAATCATTTTCTACCTTTTAAATTCCAAATTAGGAATTCATGTTTTTCAATCCAGTAGTGTTCAACAACTGGATTACCTGGACCGGTAATCCAGTTTTCACCGTGATAAGCAAGTTTACCCCAAAGAGATTTATTAGTTAAAAAACACGTTTTTGGAAGCCAACAGAGTTTAAGTTTCCAAAATCTTGCCCTACGTAAACCCCAGTCTTCAGATGGTGGTGATTGTTCAACCATAGGAATTGGCAATCAAGTGCCCCATTCGTTTTTAAACAGTGGTACTTGTAGTCTATCACTATAACGCCACCCACGCTTCATTGCGGCAAGGGCAACAGATTTAGCATTGAGAGTGTACACAGACTCAACACCGCCAACAGGCATAAGATATACGTGACCTTTAAAGCCTGCCGCTCTGTATTGTTCAACTGCCCGTTCTGCATCTTGTATATCCTGTTCTGTTGCTACTACGAATTTAAGATATGCGTGACCAATATCTTCATAGCTTAATACAATTTCTGGTTTGATAGCATCTTCCCATGCTTCGCCACTGCAAGGTAGTTTAGCACTGATACTGAATGTCAATGCATCTTTACCACGTCGACCTAATCCGTTACGTGGATTTAGTGTCCAGTCTAGCAAATAATGTCTAAAAGTTGTATCTAGTTTTTGAGTGCCATTAGTTTCGAATGTTAGTTCTTTTAAGTTTGGCATCATATCTAATAATTCTGGATAGCTCTTTTGCCAACCTAACAACGGCTCACCGCCTGTAATAACAAGATGTTCTTCTTGCCATTCGTTATGTGGAAGGATTTCTTTAATGCGTTCTACAATAGCGTCATTGGTGATTAAAGGACTTAGATTCTTAAAGTCTTTGTGCCACGAAGCATAGCTATCACAACCTGTAGATACTAACGGCAGTTCTTCATATTTGTTATATAAGTGAGCTACGGTAGCGATGTCATCGGCTTCTGTGCTTAATTCACCACGTGGCATACCAAAGCCAGCACAGCGGAAATTACAACCAAATGTACGTAAGAAAACAGACGGAACACCCATGTACCGTCCTTCACCTTGTATGCTATAGAATAGTTCTGCTACTTTAATCTTCATCGTTGTCCTGTCTTTCTAAATATTGTGTTACTTGATCTTCTGCATCTTGTAGAAACTCTGCGTATACTGTAAATGTAGCAATGCCATTTTTTGCACTAATATCAAAAGGAATTGTTCCATTTGGAATCCAATTGGGTCCTACTTCTCTGTTGATTTCGAAACATTGTAATCGTTTAACACGATCCATAGTTTCGTCAAAAATATCTTTAGCTGTTTTCATGTGCGTCCTTGTAATGCATCTACGATTACACGTCTTTCCTTATTATACACGTGCTTTTTAAGAAAGTCAAGAAATTCTTGATGTTCCATTTGCTCAGCTTTATTTAGAATATTTTTACAGGCCCTATAATAGTATCTGCGTCTGGCCGCTTTGGTAACGCCTTTCATATCTTCTACTGCAAATTGGAAAGTTGTTTTGAGTGCATCTGCGGCTTCGCTAGGCTTACCATGCCATTCTACATCGCCATCGTTGGTAATAATCAATACGGCTTTGCCTTGATTATGAAATGAAATACTATTATTTGGTTGTTGCAATCTTAATCCTGCTCCTACAGTATACCCTGCTTGATAACCTAACGCAGTATTCTGGTATCCTGTATTAAACAGTTTTGATGTATAACCAAATACTATATTAGGATTAATATTCAGCGGTGCAGGTTTAGTCTGCTCGATAGTCCGGAGAGCGATAGTTGCCTTTGCCAGGGATCGTGTTGCGGACGCCTCCGACTGGATCCTCGACATCACCTTTTCTACGTGGGATAAGATGTATATGAGGCCACTTGACAGTTTGACCCGCACATTTGCCCCAATTAAGCCCAATATTGAAACCGTCGCATTCTCCGGCTTCCACCAATTTTTGACCTTCTCTAAGTGCATCTTCAAACGCATCTTTTAGTACTCCTATCGTATTATATTGTGGTACAAACAGCATATGACCTGGTGTTACAGGGTATCCGTCTTTGTATACAGCCACATGGAAATCCCCACGGACACGTTGTTCCCAAGGCACTTCCACTGCTTCTATATGTTCTGGGCCATCAAAAATTTTATCCATTAGTGATTCCTTTTTCCATCAAACACACAATTAAAAAGCAGATGCATTTCGCCATCATTGATTACTCGATGAAATGCACCATCTGGAATTAATACAATGTCTCCGGGACTAACATCAAAGGGTTCACTGTCTTCCTCGCCTACAATCATTTTACCTCTGCCCTGAACAAAGAAATAAACTTCTTCTTGTCCTGGATGACGATGACCACGTGTCTGTTGTCCTCGATAAAGTTTTGTAGAACTTAGTACTAAATTTTTTAGTGTTTTATTATCTTTAAGAAGGTAAGTTTCGTTGTCTTTGACAATTTCTCCACCTATATCACCTGCTGTTAATTTCATTCTATTTCCTTCAATGTTGGCGCATAGTTTCCTAAGTGCTGTACTGTAATGCTTGCGGCTTTGTTGGCAAACTTTACTGCATCTTCTATGCTATTTGTATTTAGGTATTGATAAGCCAGTGCGGCTAAAAATGTGTCGCCGGCTCCGCACACATCTGCTACTTCTACAGGTAAACTAGGATAAATTTCATCCCATAGGCGAACACCTTTGCTACCTAAAGTTGTAATAATTCCAGTGCATTCGCTAGTAAGTCTACTATGCTCTAGTTCATTAATTTTAACCCATGCACCTTGGAAACGTGCCAAATCTGTTTTCTTTGTGTCAACAAATATAGGTTTTCTAGTTGCAATTAGCTGTTCGACTAACTCGTAACTAACAATACCTTTGTTATAATCGCTAATAACAATAGCATCATATATATTGGGGATCTCTGAATCGATAGCGATTGGCGTAGATTTAACATCCTCGTCTATGCGAACAATCTGTTGTTTACTGCGGCTATCGATCAGTCTAGTTTTTTTGCTAGCATGCCCGCAAAGAAAATTAACATCGCAACCTAATGCTTTGAGATTCATAAGAACATTGCCTGCCATGCCTGCCTTTTCCACAGTATGGCTAGGAACAAATACAGGAATAGGTGCTTCTGGACTAAGACGATCTACAGTACCAAACTGATAGATGTCAGTGCAGTTATCCCCGATCAATAATATCTTGAATGATTTTGGTTGTGGAGTATTCATCGGTTCTGTCATACCAGTAAATTTCTTTACAATATTTTTGTGCAGTTATGCTCTTATCTTTCCAATCACCGCCTTTGACCATGATGTCTGGTTCGTAAAGTTGCAAGATAGTTTCAAGTTCTTCTGTGCTATCAAATAACTCAACTTGATCTACTGCTTTAAGATTTGATAGAATGGCTCTACGATGATCTTGATTAAATATCGGACGGCTTTGGCCTTTGAGTTCTTTGACTCGGCGATCTGTATCGATACACACCAACAGATAGTCTCCTAGACTACGTGCGGTGTTTAACATTCTAATATGCCCTTGGTGCAGAATATCGAAGGTACCATTAACTACAATACGTTTCATTTCTGGCTATCGCCTTTACCTACACGATAATTATCTTCCACGCTATCTGGAGTAGATACTTCGATAATAGTACCTTCTTCTAAACAAATAACTTGATGTGGGAATAAGGGCTCGTTACGCCAAACATCTCCCGGATTTAACAATGCACTTCCTTGTTCTGCATTATTAGTATCTATAAACTTAACTTCAAATTTGCCATTTAATACATACCAAGTTTCATCTTTTTCTGCATGGAAGTGCATACTGAATCTTGCTCCTGCATTAAACTTTAATAGTTTACCGCAGTACTTGTCGTTAGAAACAAAAATAAATTCATGTCCCCAACCTTTCTCTACAAATCCTGTTAATTGTGTCATTCTGGTAACTCTTTAAATCTTTCTAAAAAACTTTCGATGTAGCAACTAAACTCACGAGATTCTAGTACACCATCTTGTTCATAGTGTACCCAAGTGTGTCCGTCTGTTTCTACAACATGGATAACATGGAATCTTTTTCCATCGGTTCCGCTCCATTTACTGCCTTCTTTAATTTGTATCATTTTGTCCACCATTCTTCATAAGGGAATTCAATCCAGACATCCTTGTCTGATTTATCAACTTCCATCCCTGCAAAGTCCATTTTAACATTACACTTGCTTGCAAGGTTATCTACGATTACTGCAAATTTAACATTTTGATTCCAAACGTGATTCCATCGTGCATCATTTGGTAAACACGATGATTGCCAATCTTCCATGATCCAGTTAAATGTAGCACCGGTATCGTTAATGTCGTCGACGACTAAAATGTTGGGTGCGGCCTGTTGACCGATTTCGCCATTAAACCCATACGCATCTTCTGCCATATTGATGTTACTAAC